GTTGTAACAGCCTAGTAATTGTCGCTCGAATGCAGCAAGCACGAGAGCATGCAGAGGAGGCCGTATCGTGATCGATATAGACCGCGCACGCGAGTTAAGTGACGCTCGAGAAATCGAACGTATCCACGGTGGCGAGGACGTCGAGCCGAAGTTATGGCAAGTCGAAGTAAAGTTTTATCTCAAAGCCTACGACGAAGACGATGCTCTTGACCGTCTGAAAGAAGAAATACTCCCAGAGCTTGCCGTTGATCGGTCAGACCCGAATCGTTTCGAATGGGAGTTTACACATTGGCAACAGGACGTGGAGGACTAATGGGAGAAACAAACGACAGGCTTTTGAATTTAGTCCTCGAAGTAAACCGTAGACTTGCCGACGAAAAGGACTACGACGAATATCTCGCACCCGAGTTGAGAGCACTGCTAGAGTTTCTGATAAATATTTACCAAACTCACCCAGAGTTTAAAACGTATAAGGTGAAGGAGCAAACGCTATGAGTTACCCCACTACCAAAGCCGAGTGGCTATCGTTTCTCGAAGAGATCGAGAAGCAACTGGAGCAACAAGGTGCCGTCGTTGACGCTCGCCTGCTCAAAAAGCGCGACGACGTTCGCGAGATTATCAACACATGGGAGGACCATGAATTACAAGTGGCTTGTCGAATTTAAGAGGAATCGCGTTAGTGCTTTACTTTCGCGTTAGTCGTAAGTACCTTATATATACCGCGCCCTAACCGGCGCGGATAACTTAGAAAGAAGAAGGAGACAGAGATGTCATTATCACAGAGAGATGTGCAGGATGTACTACAAGAGTATATCGAGCACCACCACGGCCTTAGCCACGAGATTGCTTACCATTTAGTAAAAGCAGCCGAGGCTTGCGCCACTGAAGTCGCGATACGCGCCGACTTATTCCCCAAAGACGCTTCGCTAGATTTCCCCGAAGTTATTAGCCTCGCGCAATTTTATAGCCAGATTGACCCGCTTAGGAAAACGATATTCGACGAAAGCCTATCAGGTCTAACTTACGACCAGATAAAGTTTCGACACTTCTACCAATGGGTAGATGACAAAGCGGAAACTGACGAGTACGGTAACGGTCGTAAGATTGCATTACGCGACGCGCTTGTTGGCACCGACGCTTACGAAGCAGCGTTTCCGAGTCGTGTAGATGACGTCGACGAAGACCGTAATATCGCGGATTACGCAGATGCCTAAGCGTTACAAAATGCTTCGTAACACTAAACCCAAACAGCGGCCATTTGTGCCGCTAAAACCACGGGAGCCTCGACCCGAGGCTTACCGTGAAATTAATTACCCGTCTCGACTCGCGACTATGGATTGCACTAGCCGCCGTGACGATCGGCCAGTAACAAAAGCGACGATCGCCCCAGCGTATAACAAAGGTGCGTACCAAGTGATCCCCGAGTCGGATATTAAACACATCGGAAAGTAAGGAGATACATATGTATTGGATAAGTAGAAAGGATGAAGGGCTGTTCCCAGCCTATCGGAAGCAACGTCTACGGGACTTCAAACCAGTAGAGGGGCGTGAGTATTACGTCCGCACTAGCAGAAAGTCGCCAGACTTTTTTGATTTTGTACCTGTTTACATCGGCAAAAACGGCAAGCTCATTAAAACCGATACAGCCTCGACGGGGTGGGTAATTTAGTGAAAGCATATACAGTGACTTGGCTTGCGTTTCTCGAGGCAGAAGATGAAGAGAGCGCAGCAAAACAAGCCCTAGAAATTATGCAAGACCCGAAGTCTAAGAATCAAAAATTCTATGTGATGGAAGATGAGGACTGGATAAAAGATAATTACACGGAAGAGAAGGAAATCGATCTTTATGAGAAACGAAAGTAACGAAACGCCGCTCGACGTAGCGCGAAGCAAAGCCCTTGCAAACATGGCTTGGGATATCAAAGCGGATTACGCTGATCTTGATGAAAACACTAGCGCGTTTGATAAACAAGTGCTACGCCATCAGATTAAAGAATACGCCCGACTCGTTGACCGCTACCACCACGATAGCGACGGTACGATTGAAAGCCTCGTCGTTTAGTGCTTTACTATCGGGGTACTCCTAAGTACCTTATATATACGCGCGGTATACGCCGCGCGGGATTACTAAACGATAGAAAGGAGAAAGGTGTGGAAACACTCACAGAAACAATACAAAACGTCGATTGGGGAAAGCTATACCGAGAACTAGAAAGTAGCTTTTATGAACACCGAGTCGATAAGCTCGAGACGTTCCCGCAGTGGCTACAAAACCACGTCAAAATCGAATACTTCGAACCAGCGGTGCTTATACGGACTGGCCCGATTTATCCGAAAGAAGACAGTAAGTGGGCCGATAAAGACGGATACTGCTATTGGTTTTGGTTACTAAGGAATGACGAAAACGGAGATACGGATCGAGACGATTGGGAAAACCCGTTTAGTCACTTAACTAAAGAAGATTGGATAATCCGCGAAACAGACTTAGACCACTACTAAGTTACCACGGATCGTGACTAGCCCGCCTCGAGCGGGCTTTTTTGTGCCTATTAAAACGACCCGAGATATTGCGTATATTGTCTATTTAGAAAAAAAACTTTTTTTATTTTTTTCAACTAAAACGACTAATAAAGTAATAGAAGTAATAGAAAAGTGAAAGAAGCCTCTAGATACAAGGGATGGGGGCCGTGATGAGTGTGACGAGAAAGTAATAGAAATCGTATAGGTTATTGAAACGAGAACAGTGAATAGTAGTGAGAGGCCATGAGGGAAATTTTTACTTTTTATAAATTATTTTATTTTCTAAGATATAGTTCTACACGCTTACGACCCTCGGAAACACTGCATGAAAGAACTACAGTACACTCCCCTGACACCTGCTGATGACGGAAACGGGTACATCGACGCCGATGGTAAGAGATGGCAACCGCTAAATCCGAAACAAAAGAAGTTCGCTCGAGAGTATCTGAAAGGCCAAAACGCTACAGAAGCAGCGGTAAAAGCAGGCTACACGAAGAATCGGGCCGCAGCCAAACGACAAGGCAGCGTCTTACTCAACCACAACCCACTTTTGCGAAATTACCTTATAGAGCAGGAAATCAAGGAGGCAGAGAGGGATAGGGTTTCCATGGAGGGACACCTCTCCGCCCTCCACGACTTGCGTGAGGAGGCACGGGAGTCGGGGCAGATTAACGCAGCGATCACGGCAGAGATACACCGAGGGAAGGTCGGGGGGCTTTACATCGATCGACGCGAGGTACTGACCGCGAAGATCGATTCACTATCCAAGGATCAGCTGATCGATCGACTTGGACAGCTTATCACGAAGCGCGTACCGCAAACGATCGAGGGAGAGATTACGAATCGGCTCGGATCGACAGACGGATCGACGGATCGATCGACTGTATTAATTGAGCGAGGGAGCGATTGACCCACCCACCCACCACGTTTGATCGATCGACGGATCGATCGATCGATCGACTATAAAAGATTGACGGAGCGCGAGCGCACCCACCCACCCACCACGATTCACGGACGGCGAGCGAGGGAGCGAGCGACGGAGGCCGAGGGACGGCGCGACAGATTCCGACGGTTAGGATTAGGCGCGACCCCTGATCCCAACCGTTAGTTTAAGTTCCAACCATTTTGTTAAGCCGCGACCAGCGACGCCACAGGGTAATTGCCTAGGTGATTGCCTAGGTAATTGACTGATTATTAGTACTTGACTATATACACAAGATGACCGATTATATGTCTGTCACTTGATGACACTAACTTAACTTAAAAGGTAAAACGTAATGACTAAATCAAATGTAAACACTAAGCCAGCAGTAGAACCAACCGCCCGTGATGCTGCTAACGCCATCGCCGCTATGAAAGCAGCAGCCACCAGTAAGGTAATCACTAAATCTGGCAGCGGCAAATTAGTAGGTACCTATCGCGTGATTAATGCCGGTGATAAATGGATAGCGGTATTCAATGCCCTACCTAATCAGGCCGCATTGTTGGCGCAGGAAATGATGAACCGCATGGATGATGATAGCGGCCTAATCACCGTCACGTTAGAAGACGAAGCAGTAATTAGTGAGGCCGTTATCTACGAGTCCACAGTTAATGGTTCCGAGTCCTTATACTGGCCCTACCTGTTAGGTAACACTTGGCCCACTAAGCGAATGAGTCAGGCCCGAACCGCACTAATGCCTAATCGTCAGTTTGCCATGTTTGAACGGGTTAGCTAACTACCAACCAACTAACTAAGGGGTGCCGTGTGCGCCCCTTTTTTTGCGCCTAGGCTAACAGTTTTGCTAAGGGGCGCTAGCTAACGGATTCGCTAAGGGGGCATACCCCCAAAAGTGCCGCAAGGCACCCGCCCACCCACCACTACCTAGTTCCCGACTCTTTTTCCGAGATACTTTTGCTATAGGTTCCCTATTCAAAAATTTCGCACATTTGTATTTTTCGATGGGTCAAAATTTTTCGCGAAAATTTTTTAGGGGTAGCGAGGATGGTGATTAGGGAGGTACGATTCGGCTATCTTTGATGAGGTTACGTTATGTACGGTCAGTCTCCTTATGGTTCGACGATGGGTCGTGGCATGTTTATGGATCCGCAGATGATGAGGATGTTACAAATGCGCGATCAGATGAGGGCGCAATATGCTCCGCAGCCTACGGATATGCCGCAGCTGCAATCTACGGATACACCGCAACAACAAGTTACTAACGTGGCGAGGGATATGCAGATAGGTTTGCCGTCATTACAGTCCCCTACGGACCGTCGAGCAACGATTACTGCTCAGATGCCGCAACAGCAGCAGACTACGGAACAAACGCTTGAGGAATTGCAGGGTAATGTTCTGCAGATGCAGCAACAACAGCAGCGGTTATCTGAGCATTTAGGCGCTGGTTCTGGTATGTTGAGGCAATTGCAGCAGCCCCAACAAGGGTTAGGTGGATTAATACGGCAGTTACGTCCTCAGCAGTCGGTTAGAATGTATTCTCAAGGGCCGGATTCTATGAGATTACAAGCGTTTCCTGTTGCACAGGGGAACCCGTTCGGTGGCTGAGAAAAAGAAAAAAGATTCTCGTTTAGAGCGAGCAGGGGTTAGTGGGTATAATAAGCCTAAGCGTACCCCGAACCATCCTAAAAAATCCCATATCGTTGTCGCGAAAGAGGGCGATAAAATTAAGACGATTCGATTTGGGCAGCAGGGTGTAAAAACTGCGGGTAAGCCTAAAGCGGGTGAGTCGGCGAAGCAAAAGGCGCGGCGTAAGAGTTTTAAGGCACGTCACGGAAAGAATATTAAAAAGGGCAAGATGAGCGCAGCTTATTGGGCCGATAAGGTGAAATGGTAATGGACGATATGCAAGCGGTTTACGATGAAGAACTGGGTCGTGGTCGCGGCGGGTTAATGTCACTATTGCGCGGTGCGGGAGATATTACTCTCGGCGAAGAGGTAATGGATAGCTTGCCTGAAATTATGGCGATGTTACGCAACACCAATAAAGATACGTTGACGATGCGGCAAACGCAGGAGATGGGTCAGCCGAGCGAATTAGCTGTATCGTTAAGTAACGAACCAGCATTAAGTTCGATGGTTGGCCCAGAAATGGCGTTATTAGCTGGAATGATGGGTGGGCCTGGAGGAAAGGCTAAGGGTTTAGCGTCGTTAAAAGATGAACTAGCGCAGTTTATTACAAAGGATAAAGCTGAAACTGCGGAGCGGATGCGTCGGTTAGATGAGGACGATATGTTAACGCGGTTAGCGGATCAAGATCGTATTGACCGTAGCCGAGCGGAACAGCTAGAGGGGTTGCGTGAGCGTAGTGATTTTAATACTCGTTTAGAAGAAGGCGAAATGTCTCGCGAGTTCGAATCAGCATTACAGGATTTGCAAGATTATAATGCAAGCCGAGGTAAGTCTGGGATCCAAAAATTACGCGAAGAGCTGTTTAGCGATCCTGACCAGATGGCAGGTGGTGGACGTCCAGGGTTGTACGCAAATATAAACGCTAAACGTAAGCGTATAGCTGCGGGTTCTGGTGAGAGGATGCGAAGGAAAGGTGAGGCTGGGGCACCGACTGCTGAGAATTTTAAGCAGGCCGCAAAAACCGCTAAGAAAGCTAACGGCGGTGGATTAAGTTACGCGAAGGGTTATTACGGGAAGTCGTATAAATGAGTACGGCGATATTAGATATTCAAAAATCTAAACTTGCAGGGATACAAGACGTCGTTTCTGCTATTTCAAGAACTCGTCCCAATGCGCCGTCGCCGTATATTAATACGCATCATTTTGCTCCTGGAATTTATATGCGAGCGTATTACGGAGTCAAAGGTTCGGTAGTCGTAAGCCAAGTTCATTTACACGAGCATATGACGATATTAGCAGCGGGTCATTGTCGCGTTATTTCTACGATGCAAGATGAAGAACGGATAGACGTTTATAAAGATTTCGCGATTATGAATACGCCAGCGCATACTAAACGGGCGTTATACTTTTTAGAAGATACTACGATTATTACTGTCCATCCTAATCCTGACGATATCCGAGATGTCCCAGAATTAGAGCGGATGTTTGTTGTAGATAATTTCAAGGATATTGAATAATGGCATTCGTAATTACCTCAGTGGTTATCGCAACTGGTACAGCCGCATACGGCGCAAGCCAGCAACGCAAAGCACAAAAACGTGCTGAAGAAAACGCTCAAACTCGTGCGTTAATTGAAGGGTCTGCCCCGAATATTGCGATGGTTAAAGAAATTGTTCCTGAAGAAGTACAGGGTAGCGATGTTTCTGGATTAGAAGACGCGTTAAAAGCAATGGATTACGAAGGCGGTCAGCCCCCGATTCCTGGGGCACCGGAACAAGGTGTCATCCCTACTGATATGTCTGAAGAAGAACTGATGATGATGTTAGAGCAGCAGGGCGGGTTAGAAGGTTTGTTGCCGCAAGCTATGGCCGACGGGGGGCCGGTAGGGACACCTGGAGATGTATATTATTTTGGCGTTCCGCAAATTATGGGGATGATGCAAGACCCCGACCCACAGATCCAGCAGGTAGGTATGCAGCTTGCGGATCAAATGGAAATGAACCCTGATGCGGGGATGGTGCCAGCTACGCAGCAACAAATACAAACGATGGCTAACGGGGGCGCTGTTACCGCAAAAAAGTTTTCTAACGGAGGGATCACTGACGATGAGCTACAAAGGAGAGCTGGGTTAGATCCTCTACAAGAACTTGAAAGATTAAGGGGATCCACAAAAAGAGATTTGTTATCAAGTCTTGGGTTGCCTGAAGATTTTGGAGAAAGGAATAGAGAAGACGTTCTGTTTAGTGAATTAATGGATCGTTTAGATTTGCCTGTAGATATTCAAAAAGAAGGCGAAGAGTATTCGATGTCTAAGATATTCGGAGACGAAGATTCCTCATTACGTTTAGGTGCTTCGACGAACCGTGGTGATCCGCAAATAAGGTTAGATTTCCAAAAACGATTTGCTGAAGGTGGCCCGATAACTGAGGAACGGCTAAACCAAGAAAGACTCCGTTGAGCACTCCACTTGAACAGCTAAAGGAAGTAGACCTATCGCATTTGTCGAAAGATGAAGCGAAAGAGTTTACCCTTCTCCTAGAGGAATTAGAAAAGCGTGAAAAACGCGAAAGTTCTATGGCGTCGTTTTACGATTTTGTTAAAACGATTTGGCCAGAGTTTATTGCGGGTGCGCACCACAAAAAGATGGCCGAGGCATTCGATAAAATCGCCAGCGGAGAATCAAAACGCCTCATAATCAATATGCCGCCGCGACATACGAAGTCTGAATTTGCTTCGTATTTGTTTCCAGCTTACTTATTAGGTAAGCGCCCTAAATTAAAAATCATTGAAGCTACGCAC